TCACACCGCGTCATGTCGGGTGAGGCGGCCTTTGACATCACGTGGTAGATTCAGGTGAGACATAGGGCGGCGAACCGGGCGCGACATTTCACGTAACTGCCACGCATGAACTTTTGTTTTAAGCCACTTATTGGAGCCGCCCATATACGAGCAGTCCGGATCCGGGAATGGGTTACTGTCGCCCGGGCGTTTGCGGTAACGCTCCAGTGTTCTGGGTGAAATGCTTAACTGCAAACAGATGTCGCGAGTGCTCATCAACTCGAAGTTATCTGGTTTATTGCTCATCTTTTTTCTCCAGGCAAAAAAGAAGCCCGGCGCGGGGCCGGGCAAAAGGGATAACGGAGCAGTGCTTTCGCACCCAATAGCCAGCTCATAACTGGCTATCAGTTGCGTCATGGTTTGATGTGAAGGCGCGGCTCGCCGTCTTTCGGCTCCGGCCATTCACGCGCCATGTTCACTTTTAGCTTTTCTTCCATGGCCGCGGTTATTTCCTGGTCACTTATTCCCGCACGGCGTTGTGCATCCCATAACAGGAATTGCATGTCAGCCCATTCGCTGAGGTCGCCAACATCATCTGCAGCTTCAAGTGCTTCTTTCGACAGATGCTTAAGCGGGCCGATCGGACCGACATCGCCGAAGGTCTTTTCTGACCATTCAGCGTGGCGCTGGCGAATCAAGTTTCGTAGCTGAAGCGATGAACCGGTTTCGTATTGCTGCATAATCTCTCCTCATGCCGCCCGCATAGCGCGGAGGCGTTTTAAGTGTTCTGCTGTTTCGATTTCTTCTGCGATCCGCTCGGCCTGTGCTTTGGTAAGCGGTTCGAATTCATGCTGAAAGCGGCCCATACTGGCAATGCAGGTGCGACCGTTGCGGATGTAGTGGATAACTTCGTGGGTGGCGCGGATGATTTTGCAGGGTGCACCATGGGGATCGGCGTACCAGGTATTAGGCTGGATTATCCTGAACATTGGGCACCACCTTAAATTCGATTACCCAGACCCAGGGGTTGGCCTTCCAACTCTCCTCGCCGTAGATTGATTCCCACAGCTGCGCAAAGTTGTCATATGGAGTCCATACTTCACCGCCGCTATCCGGGTCAGAGTATGTTGGCCGCCATCCGGTAAGCTCCATGCCTTCAGCTTGCGCATCCTCCTGGCTGATACTATTCAACCGTTCCACTCGCACGCCGGTAATCTCCAACAGAATACGGCTGGCATTGCGCGGCATGTGGATGGACGGTGTCCAGCGAATATCGGAAGCTGGCGGCACATTCTCGTAATGAGATGGAACGTGATCAGGATAATCCGCGCGATATAGCTTGAGCTCCGGCGCGCCAGCACCAGCTTCTGCCCACGTTTCGCGCACCCAGATGCGATCGCCGACGGCACCGAACGGGCAGGTATAACCTTCATTCTCATCAGCAACGCCAAATACATCTTTCTTAGCAGGCTGCAGGTATCCGTTTTTATCGACCACGCCAGGCGTGTACCAGTGGGCGTTTAAATCCAGATCGTAACCGTTATGTGTTGGGTGGAAACCATCAGACGGTTGAACCTTCATGATGCGCCGCGTCTGCGTCTTCCTACCGTCGAGAATGGCGCGCACCATCTCGCCGTTAAAAATCATTCCGCGATCTTTCACTGAATCCCCCTCTGCTTATTCCTCAATTCGATAACACCCTGGCACTCAGCGCAGGTCTGGCAGCCGGGAACGGCAGCGCGCCGCGGCTAGGGAATTGGTTCGTCGCATTCTTCACAACGCTCAGCTGATACAGCGTTACGGTCGATGCGGTGAGCGGAAAGGGCAGCGTTACGCTGAAGCTCTTCAATCTCTGCTGCTGTGTCGATGATGTCAGCCATGTCGTGCTCTCCTGCGTTTCTTGGCGGCCCTGCGTGCTGCTGCAATGCCAGTCTTCCCGCCGCTAACCGGATAGCTATTTCCGGTATATAGGGAAGGGGGAATTTCTGCGATGTTCCACGACTTCACCGACGCCAAGGTCCCGGCCATGACAGCTAATGCGATGGATGTTCGTTTCATAGATGCTCCCGGAACTGTCGGTTAATTCGGTTTAAGGTGAACGCCAGTAATGAAAAAGGCCGCGATAGCGACCTGGTGATTAGTGCCTTCATGCTGCACCGCCTTCATTCTTCTCGGCTTCGACTGCCATCTGCTCAAGCCGTCGCGATAACTCGGCGGCCAGCGTCTGGAATTCTTCCTCGGTCGCCACCGGGATCGGCACAAAGCGAATCCCGATGTGCGCCAGGTGGTTGGCGATTTCGAGGCTTTTTCTCAAATCAACTGGTGAGGCTCTGTTCATGCCGCACTGCCAGCGTGCCGCAGCCAGATGCAGACGGCACCATCTTCCGTGTCGTGAATTGAACCTACAAACCAACCACCACCGGCGGGTGTTTCTGGCTGCCACGCTGAAATGTCATAGCCGTCAACATCTGGATCAGCATCGTCCTCATCGCGATAAATCACTTTCCACTCTAGGCCGTTCTTCTCCAGCCATGCGTTGAACTCAATGGGCGATATGGATTCGCGGCCATCGCAAAATTCGTCGTAAAGCGGGTGAGTCCAGTAACCGTATTGGTTGCGCTCTACGGGTAAGGCTTTAAATTCTGTTGTCATTGTTCGGCTCCAAACCGCCCGTTAAGGCGGCCAGTTTTGACGACGAACTCCAGGAGGCTAACTCCCAGAGCTTCAATTTTCTTGTGATGCTTGTTGATGATGGGGGGCACCGTTTCGTTCCAGTTAGGCTTTGGCTTCTTGCGCATGGCCTGCTGGATTTCCTCGGTGCAGCGGCGGCAGGCGGCACGGATGGCGTTGTCTGTTTCAGATGTCATGACTTGCCCCCATGATTTGCAAATTCTCCATGGACTTGCTCGCGGAGTGCCCTGATTGCCACCTCGGCATCTGCAATTTCCTTGAAGTGTCCGGCAGTGAAATACTTGCCGTTAATAATCACCCTGGCGCGCCACCGCTTACGATGCTTATCCCAATTAACCCCTTTCACACCGCTCGTGTTATTACTGCGCAGTGGCATATTTAATTGATTAAGTTGGTGTGTGACTTCACGTAGGTTGCCGATGGAGTTGTTGAGCTTGTTATTGTCGATATGGTCAATCTCTTTGGGCCAAACCCCATAACAGAAGAACCAAGCCAGCCGATGGGCGAGATAGCACTTCTTGCCGCAAGCTATTCGCCAGTAACCCTTGTTGTGCATCCTGCCGATCGGGTTTCCACTTTTCCTTCCAAAGAACTGGCCGGTAAATTTGTTGTACGCAAGCCCGGGAAACTCGTCGTTATAAATAAGCTGATCAATACCTTCGGTCATGCAGCCTCCCGCCTAGCTAGTAGCTTTGTACCAAACTCCATCAACACATCTCGCTCAACCGTAGTGAACTCACAATGCGTGCGGGGGTATGGCCGCCAAATAATCAGGATGGATCCTTTGCTATTGCCCGATACCGGCTTACCGGTTACCGGGTTGATAAATGCCAGTCGCCCGGCGGTGATGAAGCGAACCTCGCTGGCGGTCTGGATAGCCTCTTTGAACCAGCCAACCGAAGTGTCTGCCGGTACCAGCATGACCGTCCCGATCTGATTGGCGCTCTCGGCGGCGGCCTTCTTAACGAACGGCGTGATGTCGCTGTACGGCGGGTTCAGCCAGACGTAGCCCGGAATGCTCAGGTAATCAGCCCAGGGCGTTTCCAGCGTGTTCTGCTCGGCGGTGATGAACCTCCGGCACAGCGCGTTATGCGGAGCCGCAGCGGCGTCCAACTGGAAGCAGAACTCAGCATCAAGGGAAGCGAAAAGGGCTGGTGGAGTGCGCCAGAGGTCGCGCTGATCCGCTGGCGTGTTGCTGCCGGTGAAATCTGTCATGCCGCCTCCTGCCTTTCCCGATATTCCTCAGCGAGTCTCTGCGCCTTTAATGGATTGCTAACCACTTCACCCCATGGCATTAGCCAGCCGTTACCAATGAAGGGAAGACACAGTGTGCCAACCCTGATGTCGTCGTGAGCGTGAGTCATAGGATGGACTCCATTTCGTCGATGTAGAGGCCCTGAGCAATCAGGCGGCTACGGCGGGCGGCACGTTCGATGCACTCCTGCCGTCTGCCTTCCTGCGATTGCTCTATAGCGCGCCGGGTGAACAGGCGCGATTTACCTTGCGGCGTTACGACCTTTGGTTTCGTTACTAGGTCGAAAGTCCGGTCACAGATGCCGTCCTCGTTCAGCCATTTTTCCGACTCAACGATCTGTGCTATCTGTCCTGAGCCGCGGGTAATACCGTTGGCAACCCGGTTAAACTCGATGAGCGTTACGCCAAACTTCTCGGCGATTTCGCTGCCGGTGACCGGGAGGCCGCGCGTCTGGATCATCCAGATAACACGCTCACGGAGGCCGGAGAATTTCCCGGTTCGCCCTGGCCGGCGGTAAAAGGGTGTGCGTTTCATTTCCACTGTTCCCCGAACGTGAAGCCGATCTCTGCCAGCGCCTCGTCCATCTTCTCAATGAACTCCGGCACCATTTCGTTGAAATCGGTCATGTACTGCGGATCCCGCTCAACGACGACATGGTGAATGCCTTCGCGTTTCATGCGAGGGTCGTAGTTGGCAAAAAACCAGGCATCTTTCCCGGTCACCCACATGCTGTACTGCACCTGGGCCATATACGCAGACTTGATGGCTTCGAAACCGCCAAGGCGGAATTTCATGAAGTCTCGAGAGGTGAACGGGCATTTCAATTCGAGGCCGAACCCGTTACTGCACAGGCCGTCAGGGGAGCACGCGGTGCGCATGCTCTCGTCACGGAACAGGATCGGAGACTCCGTGACTTTCACGTCAGTGGTAAACTCGAATAGGGTGCGGGCGTCATCCTCGTACTGCTTTCCCCAGGCCAGCGCCTTGGCGTTAACCTCTGGCGCTACGCCGGTGCATACCTCGGCGAGTAGGGTGTGGAAGTAGGACATCTTCATGTCTGTCCACTTCTTCCCCGATCTTGGCTTGGCGATGACGTTGTGCACTTCTGAGGCGGTGATGACGCCGAGCCTAAGTTTATGCCAGGCCTCATCGCCCTGTTGGATAGTTGTTACGTCAATGCCGGTCCGGAACAGGATAATTTCTGGTGTCATGCTGCCGCCTTAGCTCTTTTCTGAAGAAAGCAAAACCCTTTCTGTGCCTCTTCTTCAGTGAGCTCTGACGCCTCAAGAATTTGCCGTTTGAAGATGTCGCTGCACAGTGGGAGGAAGTCTTTCTCCCAGTCTTTATCCAGGGTCGTTAAGAGATCGGTGATCGCCTGAAGCGTTTCTTCGCTTGCTGCTGGTGGAAGCGCTTCTGTGGTGTTGCGCGGCGAGACGTCACGGATATCAACGTCCAGTGATTTGCCTTCCATTTCTTCGGCGGTAGGCTGCTGTCCGATCTCGGGCCAGGCCTTACGCAACGCCTGGGCTTCTGCGCATTTCGCCAGCTGTCCGTATGGGCGCTTTTTCCACATCGCGTTCGGCGCCGTGGTGTCGCGGCCGCCAGTGGCGTAGTTTTCAATCCAATATTCTTTGGCGCTGAACTCGACGATCTCCCCGCTGGGCATGCGCTTGTAGACGGTGTATTTGCACCACTGAGGGAAGGTCACCTCGACGCCAGTAAGCGTCTGAGTTACGTCTGGCCCGAACTCTGGTTCGCGGGCCCCGGCATAATCGCCGGAGCGGTCCGCCTGAATGCGGTAAAGCCCGATGCCCGGCATGACCACGTCGCGCCATTCGCTTTTACCCGTTCTTGAGTCTTTGACGCTCATCGGCACGAGGTGAACGGGCTTCAGTAATGGATCCAACTGGCGGGCACGGCAGTAATCGAGCGCCATCATTACCGATTCGTCTTTGGCGCCAGGATAGATACTGTTCTTCAGCGCGCTCCAGGTAGCGACGTCGATGCCTTTTTCCTGCAGCGCGCTCGCCGTGATTGTTAATTCGTTTGCCATCGTTATTCCCCTCAAAGTTAAAACGGGCAGGTTGGATGAAGGCGATCCCACTCTTCTTCGGCGCGGTCGTAACAGATGCGTGTGACATAGTCGTTATAGGCTTCCTCTGCCTTTTCACCGACTAGTGCCATTTGCGCTTCTTTTGGGAGAAACAGGCTACTCATTTGCAAAGCATATTTCGGGAACATGGCGATCAGTTCTTTCGCCCGGTCGTCGATCCACTTCTCCTTCTCGTCGGTGAGCTGCTGCTCAACCCAGCGCCGATCTTCGATTCGGTCGTAAGTGAGGTATGCGTTCATGGCTGAACTCCTGAAATTTGGATGTGCAGATGCCGCCCGCGTAATGCCAGGCCGATCGGTTGAATAGGGGGTTAGTGCTGGATAGGGTTGCCGTGACCGTCCAGAAGGACGTCAATCACGCAGTCACTGAGGCGGATAATTTCTGCATCGGTGTGTAGGTACACCCATTTGCGCTCCTGAATGACCGCTGAGACGCGATACGTTCGGCCTTCATGCATTGCCATCATGCCAGGAGTGACGCACTGGCGAATGAGCGGGGTGGTGCCGTAGTGGTTGATCATAGCTTCACCTCAACCTGTTCCAGGAGGCCAGCCAGCTTCATGTGCCAGCGGTTCAGCGTCAGTTTTTCACGCGGTGCCGATACCGACGTCAGCTGCCACTCGTTATCGTTGAGCTTTTTGGCGGTGTACTGCTTGCCGTTGTGGGTGACTGTCATGATGCCTCCCGGGCGCGGAGCATTGCGTCGGCAATGCTGTATGCATCGCTTGCTAAATCACTAAACGCTCCATAGTTGCATTCGCTGCTGATGATTCCCTGCATAGCCTTGGCCGCAAAGTAGTCACGGATCGTCATGTCATCTGTAGTGACTGAAACTTCTTCTGGATATGGCTTGTCATCAAACCGGTAAAGCAGGTCGTAATCGCCGGCATCGTCAAAACTGGTGACTTCGTACGCCCAGCGGTGACCCGCCCATTCAAATGACTGGCCATTTCTGGCGCCGTCGGATCGCGCTTTCATATAAGCAGCATGGTCATCAGAGTTTTTATAAACCTTCATGGTGTATTTCATAATCATCTCCGCGCTTAAGGCCGCGCCGCCGAACGGTTAATACAAGACTTCAACGCATTTATTCAGTGTTTCAATGGGCGGTGGATGGCCGCCGTCTCATAACTTAGAAACCTCTGTGAAGTTTCTGAGGTATGAAAAAAGCCGCTCAGGTGGCGGCTTATTTTTCGGTTTGCTTGTCGATTAATCGCATTAGTCTACGAAGTATCTTTTGGTATCTTTCTGGCTCGTCATGCTTGATGTGATACCCCTGATAGATCAGGAACCCATTTTCATAATCAGGACGCTCAGGCGGGTATCTATCAATAATTTTTGCGTGAGCCTCCGCCCTGATTGCCGCTCTGCGAGTCAGGAAGTGCCGACCTCGAGAAGGGGAGAACCAAACCTTTCTGGTTGAGACGGTAATCTCCATACCCTTACCCTCTGTAGTTACCCGCGTAAAAAAGGCCGCGTTATGCGGCCTGTTCTGTTGGAAGCCCGATTAGTCGGTTAAGGTCTTCAACCTTCAGTGCCGGAAGTGTTTGCTTGGCGGTGTCTACTCCGTCAGGGATCAGCTCTTTGCTTTCAGGCCAGACTTCAATCAGCCGCTTGGTGGTGGTGACCGAGTTCAGTGCCGCCCATACCGTGCTTTCGATGTCTTTTTTGCGAGCTTCCAGTTTTGCCTCTGCCGCGAAAACTTCATCGAACCGTGTAGCAATCTCGTGGTCAGCCGCAAACATGCAGCGATCTCGAGCTGGAGTAAGAAGCTGGATGCCTGATCCCTCGCTGTCATCGCCATATGAGCACCACCCAAGCCGCCTTCCACCGATGGAGATAAAAATGTTCTGGCTCTTGCCATCGGAGCTGTACATTGAAACTCCTGAATCAGTTATTTCCTTTTCGAGCCGCTCGAACTTTTCGTAAAGCCGATCAAGCTTTTCAGCTTTCTCTTTCCCGCCAAACGCGAACACCCTGGCATCACGTGCAATCTCGTGCCGCTTAACCTGGAGAGCCTCAAGCTCTGCGATAACACCTGATTTGATCAGCGCGTTCTTTGCGATGCGCTCCCGGAAAGCATTTGTTAATCGTGTTGAAGACATACCCTCACCTCTCTTTTTGTTTACCGTCAGCCCCTCGCAAAGAGCTGCTGGTAAACCTTTAGTTCCAGCTGGTCACGCCAACGCTCTCACGTCCGCTTCACCCTTCGCGCTCCCCGTCACCTGCTGAAATTCAAGTGGCGGCTCTAAGCGGTCATCTAACTCCACTCCGCCGCTGGCTAACTTCGCTCAGCTGTCGATGTTTCGTTTCGATGGATTGATAATGTACCAATAGTTCATTAATGTAAAGTACCAAAAGTACATTTAATGTGAATGGAAAGTTCATATGCGAGTATCTTTATGAACTTTAAGAGGAAATAATTTTTAGTTTTTTATTTATGGAAGTGGTGATGCATGGAAGATGGTTGAAGTTTTTAGATGTTCGTCACATCTACAAGTCTTGTGCGCCCGTTGTAAGTTGCGAAAAGACCGCCGTCTGGCTCAACAACTGAAAGCTCAGCGTATCGAAGGAAATCTGTTTTGACCACAGACATCAGCACCTCGCCAGTATCGATGTTTATTACCTCAAGTCGGTTCGCGTAAAAATCATCTTTGTCTTTGCTGCTAGCAAACGATAGAGCGATGTAGCGGCCAAATTCAGATATGGCCGAACTAATAAGGTGGGTGGAAGTTTCTATCTTGAATAGCTCTTTTCCGGCGTTATCCATAACTATGGCTGCTGCCATGTTGTTGTCTTTGCCGGTATGAACAGAAAACAAAAAGCGACCGTTTACAGCTATGCATTGAGCTTTAGGGGAGTACCGCCCGCCAATCTTAACCATAAACATGAATTTCTCATCCCTCAGAACCGCTAGAGTGTCGTCTCTGAGGTTACTTTCATCGCGCTTAAATGCCCCTAGTTGCCAGCGCTTATCCTGGCTTAATTGGCATGAGATGATGTGAGCTCCGAGCTCATATAAAGCGCCTCCATTACTCAGATCTGTAATCCTTTTTGCTTCCATGCGTAAATTCCTCAGCTATGAAATCTGTATGCTCTGGACTGGCTTACTAGGACCTTCGCGCAGATACGGAGAGATGAAAAATCGCCATCCTCGATATACCAGGTCTCATATTTTTTGTTGTCTGAAATCACAGCTAATTTTTTGTGCTGCTTTTGGAGGCGCTTTATGTAGAGATCATTATCCAGAACGAAAATATATATGCCGTCACCGTCAAAGCAGTCGATGCTCACGTCGACGAAGATCTGGTCTCGCGGCTCGAACGTGCCAGACATCGAATCGCCATTCACGGCAATCATTTTTATGTGGTCAGCTGGTCGCCCGCCAAATACGGCGCGAGCCTCTTCGGTTGAATACTCTATGGATCTGATTGTTTCAATGAACTCATCTCGCACAAGAATTCCTTGCCCAGCACTAGCCTGAATATCAAATACGTCTACACGGAAAGAATCATCCCTCATAATCAAATGCCCTTCAGATATACCATCTGCCGCACTATCACCTAATAGGTAAGACGAGGATGTGCCGATGATAGCCGCCAACTCTTGCAGCTTCCCTCGTCTTGGAATTGCCTCCCCATTGAACCACTTGCTTACTGCTTTAGGTGTCAGCTTCATACGCTTGGCTATTTCAGTCTGACGACCATGTACAGGCAAACCAGCTTTATCACAGGCCAGCGCTAGCCGTTGGGAGAACTCCATACGCGCCTTTTCTTCTTGAACCATGGGTTCAATCATAATATCACTTGCGTGAACTATCAGTTCCGACATAATATGTACTTACAGTTCAATTTGAGGGTTAACAAATGCAACCTAAGAACCTTGGCGACATCATAAAGCAAATCCGTGTACCGGTGGTGGCGAAGGCTTGCGGGCGCACGCCCCGCGCTATCTACAAATGGATTAACAGCGGCTGCCTACCGCGTACCGACTACACCGGCGAAACAGGCTATGCGTCAAAAATCGCAGCTGCATCTGGTGGTCAGTTTACCGAGAACCAGATCCTTGAAATCAGCAAACCAAAAGCCGCTTAACGGCGGCCATAACCAATTACATGAGAGGAAGTATCGCAAATGGAAACCTTAACGACACGCAACAAAGCGGAGGCACGACGAATTGAGAGTTGGGTGCAGCGTCAAATCGCTGATCTGGGTACCGCCCGGATAGCCGAAGTAGCTGGCATCAACAAATCCACTGTCAGCCGGTGGCGGGAGAACCTGGTGCCGAACATGTCGCTGCTGCTGGCCATCCTGATTTCGAACCGGGATGGAGTGAAGGGAGATTTTGAAGCATGAACGTAGAAAGGGCGAAAGCCGCGCTGTTGGTAGCAGCAACGGCTTTCAAGACACTGTGTTACGCCAAGTAACGGGAGTAAGTATGGCAGGACAAACAAAGCAAGTAAACACCGACCTAAGGGCTGGTGACAGGTTCGAAACCGCATACCCATTTATCTATGTGTGCACAGATTATCAGTCATACGACGGCAACGTGCATACCGATGAGCGTTGGATTGGCGGCTGCCGCAAAAATTATGAGCCCGCTGACTGTGGGTATGGTGATCAGTGCTTTTACACGGCTGATGCTGAAGGAAAGCGAATTCTTGAGGTTTTGGCTGTCGTGGAAATGCCAGGGAACTGGCAGAGAAGAATTATTTACTCCTGCCATCTCATAGAGCCTGAAGGCAAGGAGAGGAAAGGCAGGAAGGCTTACACAGTAACTGAATCCAGATTCTTAAAAATGGCTTCTGGTTATTTTGCAGATTACGAATTGGAGGATGCCTAATGGCTCGCTCAAGAAACATTAAGCCAGGCTTTTTCACAAATGACGAGCTTGCAGAATGCCAGCCACTGGCGCGCATTCTCTTCGCTGGCTTGTGGACTATTGCCGATAAAGAAGGTCGCCTTGATGACCGCCCCAAGAAAATTAAAGCCATGGTACTGCCGTTCGATGATGTCGATTGTGACGCTTTGTTGCAGCAGCTGCATCAGCACAAATTCATCAACCGTTACCAGGTAAAAGGCGATTCCTACATTCAGGTTTCTAACTGGAAAAAGCACCAGAACCCGCACTGCAAAGAAGCGGCAAGTGAGATACCAGAACCGTCTCAGAACCAAAATGATACCGAACTAGAACAGTGCAATTCAGATGCTAAAGAGGAAAAGGAAGAAGAGGGAAAGCCTCAAGTCATTGAAGATAATGAAGCACAAGAAAAGAACGGTGCTAGTAAGGTGCAAGAACAGGTTCAGAACAGTTTAAATCCTGCTGATTCCCTTAACCTGATTCCTGATTCCCCTATCCCTGATCCTGATTCCTTGGTTAACACCCAAGCCGCTGACGCGTCTTGCGAAGAGGCCAATGCGGATATTCATGAGATATCGAGTCGGTACGCATTTGAGGGCCAAATCGTTCGGCTGAACCACAAGGACTACCAGGCATGGTTAAACCTGTACCCGCTGATAGACCTGAGCTACGAACTTCAGAAGCTGGATATCGAGTTCACCCATGAGAAGCCAAAAAATTGGTTTATCACTGCCAGCCAGAAGCTGAGTTATCAGAATAAGCAAGCGGCAGTACGCGGTAAACCAGCCACCAAGCCGGATCTGGACTTCAACAACACTGACTGGGCCTATGAGGTGATGCGATGAAATCTCTTGCAGAGCAGATGCGTAACCACGACCGCGAGCAGATGAGTCGCATGGCTCATAACCTGCCAGAGCAGTATCAGGAGCGCGCCCCGGTCGAGCAGGTGGCGCAGGTATTCAACGGACTGTTCAACCAGCTGCGTGCCGCGTTCCCGGCCAGCATGGCGAACTTCCGCACCCAGGACGACCTGAACGAATTTCGCCGTCAGTGGCTGCTGGCTTTTCAGGAGAACGGGATCCACTCAATGGCGCAAGTCGATGCCGGTATGCGCATTGCCCGCCGCCAGGAGCGACCATTCCTGCCGTCTCCCGGCCAGTTCGTTGCCTGGTGCAAGCAGAGCGGCGGGGTGCTGGGTATCACCACTGAGCAGGTGATCGCCGAATACTGGGACTGGCGTAAGCGTTCGTTCGAATTCACCTCAAGTGAGCAATTTCCCTGGTCGCAGCCGGTCATGTATCACATCTGCGTTGAACTTCGCCATCGCAGCACTGAGCGCCAGTTAACGCATGGTGAGCTTGCACGCGAGGCGGGTGACCTGCTGGACATGTGGGAAAAGCGTGTCACTGAGGGTAAACCAGTGCCGCCGGTACGACGGGCAATTGCAGCGCCGGTTGCCGAGCACGGCCCGACGCCGATCCAGCTTCTGCAGGCGAAGTACAACCGCAACAAGTCGAACGGGATGGTGTGAGATGACCGTAACAATCCGTGAGCAGGTACTGGCAGCCCTGCGCAATAACCCAGGATTGAACAACGCCAAACTGGCAGGGCTTATCGGCATGGACACCAAAAAGATATCGGGAGCGGTGAGCACGCTGCTGGCCGACGGCCTGATTAGCTGCGAAGGAAAATACGGCCAGCGCCTTTACAGCCTGACCAGCTACGGAATGCGCTTCGCCCCTGACACGATACCGGGCATGAAACAGGGTAAGTCGAAGTTAATTCAGCGGACGGACACAAACGTGATCTGCCAGGAGTGCCGCAACAGCCCGGCGATGAAGCGAGTATTGATGGTTTGTGGGAGGGTAGGGGTATGAAACAGAAATTTATCGAGTGGTTTACCAAGAACAACAACGGCTGCTCGCCAGCGATGGAAGACGACAGAAGCTTTGTCTACGAGATTACGCAGCACATGTTCGAAGCCTACCAGGCTGGCGTGGCAGAAGGTGAAGCCAGATGCTCGGCGCTGGCTGCGGAGAATGCGGGGCTGAAGTCGTTCATTTCTCAGAGCTGTTATTCATATGATGGCGATGGTAGCGACGTTTGTGATTCTTACGTCAATGCTGAGGAGTCGCAGATGTTCCCGAAAACCCCAGCCACCGAAGCTTTCCTGGCTGAAGTGCGTGCGCATGACCTCAACGCTTTCATTCGGCATCACAGTGCGGAACTGGATGCGCATATTAAAAACGGTGGTGAGCAGTTCGACGAAAAATCAGTACGCATCAGAGACATCATCGTCTCAGCCCGCTTGTTCAGGGAGCAGATTCGCAAGGAGGCCGCCCAATGAGCAACATCGACAAACGCGCGACAGAGCTGCTGATTGAAAACGGTGTACTTGTTGCCGACACGCTGAGGCATTTGGCTGATAACGAAATCGACTCAGACTACTTTGCTATTTGCCACTCCAACGAAAACGGAACTGAAATTGAATGCGAGCTGGCGATTACCGATTACGCGCGCCAAGCGGCCGGAACCGTAGATGAGTTGGTAAGGGCGCTGGAAGCCGCAGAGAAGCGGATTGCTGACCAGTGCGGAATCATCGCATCTGCTCGGAAGTTTATCAGCGAGTACGCGGGTCTCGGTGATGTTGGCGCTGCTGAGTTCATAAAGATTATTGACCGCGCAGCCGCAGCCGGTAAAGGAGAGGCATCATGAGCACAATTACCAAAGAACGAGTTGTAAACCTCTTTCAGTTCAATTCTGAAGGTAGTGATTGTCAGGCCAATGCAGAGCAGTGGGAAGTTCACGAGCTGGCGCGTATCGCGCTGGCATCGCTCGAAGCGGAGCCTGCCATTCACCGGTGGCGTCGTGTGACCCCTGAACCATACGGCCCCTATCCTTGGCATTATGGTGATTTTATCGGCTTCTCAAACCACGTGGAGGGCCTTGAGGACGAGTATTTTTATTCCACCCCTTCAGCGCCAGCGCCAGTGTCCGATGAAGATAAGGTGTTGGCAGAACAAGCAAGAGCAGTAATTCACTGCCTTGATATGTGCGGTGTTCCATCTGGCGACTATGCGGATAACGAGCAACTTCAGTTGTGGGGAAGGGTAATAGAATATGGGCGACACCCAGCATCGGTGTCTGTGCCTGATGGATACAGGTTGCAGCCAATTTCTGAATATGACGCAATGTGCGCAGCCATGCTTCAGGGTGCAGAACCTGCGCAGGGTTGGATTCCATGCAGTGATCGGATGCCGACCAGGAATGACAGGGTGCTTATTTTCATAAATTTCAATTCTGCTACTGTTCCACCAAGCATCCACGACGCACAGTTTACAGGTTCAACATTCAGGCGAGGTAATGCGACCGTGAATGTGTTCCCGCTTGAGGATGGTTATGGAGTGACCCACTGGATGCCGCTGCCAGCAGCACCGCAGCAGGAGGATTGAAAATAACTACCATCAATAATTCACCGTTCTTAGATGGATTCCGAAGAGCAATATTATACTATTGAAATTAAAGGGATTTATTTTGTAAAGACCATTCCATTCCGTGTTTGAATTGATATCATCGTTTTGCAGTCCAATGCAAACCGGAGGGGTTATGATCTGTCCTAAATGTCGTTCTATTGCCGTTGGGAAGGAAGTAACACGCAGGGGGTGGAGTGGTGACTATGCCTGCTTTGAATGCGGCTACAATGATGCCAAAGACGGCTTTCAAGAAATAAGCAAACCTCCTGTCAGGAAGATAAAATGGAAGCTGAAAGAGCAACCAAAGTTAGTTTGATTTTGTAATATCAACCCGCCATAATTAAGTCACCGCAGGCCTGAACACCCGGCGGTGACTTCTGCGCATTTAAGGGGACTTAAATGCGACCACAATCTGAACTCCTCACCTTGTCACAGATGCAGAAATGCACCTGCGATTCTCTGCATTCTGCGTTACCTCTCGGAGGTGGCGTATGAAGCAGCAATTCCATCTCGTCAACGACGCCATCAAGCAAAACGCTATCAACTTCATCCGAGAGCTACCGGTTGATGCCAAGCGCCCGTTGGTTCTCGATATCAAGGAGATGACCCGCACCCTCGATCAGAACAAAAAAATGTGGCCACTGCTTAAAGACCTTTCCGACCAGGTTACGTGGTTTGGCAACAAGTACGATTCTGACGACTGGAAAGACCTGATCACCGCTATGGTCGCCAAATCCAAAAAGCAAGAGCAGCGCATGGCACCCGGCCTTGATGGTGGAGTTGTGATGTTCGGTCAGCGCACCAGTAAGATGACTGTCCGCCAGATGGTCGAAGTCATTGAGGCTATCTACTGGTTCGGAACTCAGCAGAACGTCAAGTTCAGCGAAAAATCACGCCTCGAAATTGAATGGGCAAAACGCTGGGGTGAGCGCAATGAGTAGCCCACTTTCCCGCGTCATCACCAACGAAATCTTCCGCGTTCCGGCGCGCCGCCAGCGCAAGCCCGCGGTTAAGCCGTCCGACGTCCCGACCTTGAAAGGCTACACCGCCCGCCTGGTGGATCAGAAATGGCTGCGTCTCGCGGCGAGGAGGAAACGTGCGTAAGCCATCCCGCCGTAAGTGCAAAGTATGCGGTGAATACTTCGTGCCGAAATTCCACGACATCCGGATCCGCTGGTGCTGTCCGGAGCACGGCGCAATCCTCGCGATGGAAGAGCGCGAAAAGGAGAAGGTGAAAGCCGCGGCTAAGCGCATAAAGGAGCAGAAAGAGGCAGAGAAGGCCGGGCGCAAACGCCGTGCTGCACGTCGCAATGAACTGAAGCCGATCCGTCACTGGGTGCAGATGACTCAGCGTGCCTTCAACGACTGGCGTAGCGAAATGCTGCTGGCTGCCGGGCATGGCTGCATCTCCTGTGGAACTAAGGCCGCCTTTGCCTGGCATGCCGGACATTACCGTACCACCGCCGCGGCACCACAGCTTCGCTTTAACCCGGACAATATCTGGCTCCAGTGCTCCGCCTGCAACGTTCACAAATCCGGGAACATCGAGGCGTACCGTTCCGCGCTGGTCGATCTGATCGGCGAAGAACGCGTGCTGGCGCTGGAATCCAACAACGAAACCCATCGATACACACGTGAAGAACTGGACGGCATACGCGCCAAGGCCAGGGCAGACCTTCGCGCGCTGAAACAGCGGGAGGCCGCATGATTTACGACCTCAAGCTTCCGCATTGGGCTTCACTTCTTAACTGCCCATTCTGTGGTGGTGAGGCAGAACTGGTTGCCGATGGTGATGGTGTTTATGCCGGATGCGCAACTAAGCAGTGCCTAATTAAGCCAATAACCGACACATATCCAACAAAACGCGATGCGATTCGTGCGTGGAATCGGAGGCCATCATGACCAGAGAGCAGATTGTCAGATACCAGGCCGAAAGCGTTAAGCGCGCCAGCATGCCACCAGTAGCAAAGCACAGCCAGACCAAAACCAACCAGCCAAATAAGGAAGCCGCATAATGAACCTCGAATCAATCGCTAAATACTTTGCGCCTAAATCACCGATGTTCAGTGACTCTCCTCGCGCAACCGCATCAGACAGTCTCACCGGCACTGACGTTATGGCGGCGCTTGGCCTTGCTGGTCACAAGTGCGGGTTTGGTTTCGATCTTTACCTCTCGAAAATCGGCATTAGCAGCCCAGATATAGCACTGGAGAGACTCTATGAGCAGGCACGTAAGTTATCAGGTAAATTCAGAGCACTGTCTGAGCTCGATGAATCAGCTCGGTCAGGCGTGCTTAAGGTTCTCTGCGCTTTTGCATACCAGGATTATTCAAGAAGTGCTGCCAGCACTCGAAAATGTGATTGCTGTGATGGTGGCGGATTTACAGAGGCGCAAGTGTTTACCAACAAGGTCTCATACCCATGGGGGAAACCGCCTTACTGGTCGAAAATGTCGCGTGCCGTTCGCCCAAGCGACTGGGAGAGCTGGACACAGGCGCGTGAGGTGGTGCGAGTTAAGTGCAAGCCGTGTAACGGAAAAGGCGTTATCAGCAATTCGTGTCGCTGCCATGGCAAAGGTAAGGTGCTGGACAAGGCAGAAAGCGATCGCCAAGGCGTTCCAGTAATGAAAGCCTGCGACCGCTGCGGTGGTAGAGGTTACGCCAGGCTTAAGTTCTCAACGGTAATTGAGGGCGTTAATACTGTTGCGGAGATAAAGAAAACGGCGGCATATGAGCAACTTCAGCCGCTATTTGAGGAGTTGGTCGCCGAATGCCATAAACAGGAGTCTATGGCTGATTCCATTCTCTCAAAAGTAACGAGATGAAAATAATTTTCCCTAATGTTGAAAATATATAGGAAATAGGTATTGCATTTCGCGGAAAAACTGGATAGATTCATCTCTAACGCTGGGAATCCGTTCAGTCGTTCCGAAGCCAAAAAAATTCAAGCCCGAGGTTAACGCCTTGGGCTTTTTTATTTGCGGTACGCCGCACACAGAACCCACTGCCTGGGACCCTTCGGCCAACGAGCCGGCATTGCCTTACCCCCATATTGCCCGCCTGTCGCGGGCTTTTTTATTTCAGGCCCCGGGAACCATCCTCGACATGCCTTCTTGTTAAATCGTCCCGAGGGCCTGATCCCTTTCAAACACACAGCCCCCGCTTTTAAGCCGGAGGTTAGAGACTATGAAAATGCATAACGATCCCCACTCCTGGACGGAGTTTATCGAACTACTCCACAGTTGGTGGCGTGGCGAAACGCCGATGGGTGCCGTATTGCTATCGGTTGTCATGGCCGCCATGCGAATCGCTTACGGCGGTGGCGGCTGGAAGAAAATGCTCCTTGAGGGGGCAATCTGCGGAGCTCTAACCCTTACCGCTGTGTCAGCTCTTGATTACTTTAACCTTCCACAGTCTCTGTCGATAGCTATCGGCGGCGCGCTAGGGTTTGTTGGCGTAGAGCAGGTTAAGGTTATGGCTTCCCGGGTGTTTAATTCTCGCTTTGGAGGCGGTGATGCAAATCAGTGATAAAGGCATTGCCCTGATCAAGCAATTCGAAGGCTGCAAACTCACCGCGTACCAGGACAGCGTCGGTGTGTGGACGATCGGTTATGGCTGGACTCAGCCTGTCGACGGCAAACCGATCCGCGCCGGGATGACGATTAAGCAGGAAACAGCAGAGCGTCTGCTGAAGACCGGACTGGTCAGCTATGAAAGCGATGTGTCACGCCTGGTTAAAGTTGGTCTGACTCAGTGGCAATTCGACGCCCTGGTATCGTTCACATATAACCTCGGCCCCCGGTCACTGTCGACATCGACCCTGCTGCGAAAACTCAACGCCGGTGATTACGCTGGCGCTGCCGATGAGTTCCTGCGCTGGAATAAAGCTGGCGGCAAGGTCCTGAATGGGCTGACCCGTCGTCGGGAGGCAGAGCGGGCTCTGTTCCTGTCATGATTGGCGCGCTGGTCAAACGTTACTGGTTGCAGCTGATGGTGGTGGCGTTAATCGGCGTACTGGCTTTCTTCGTGAATCACTACCGCGATAACGCCATCACCTACAAAGACCAGCGCGACAAGGCGACGGTCAGGGCAGACACATCAGAGGCGATCACCAGAAACGTGATCACCACGATGAACCTCATCCGTGACATCTCACAGGCTACCCAGAATGCAAAGAACGAACTGGCTCAAAATAGCGAGACACGCATTGTCTACATCAGGCAGGCGCTTGAAGGCGATCCGTGCGCTAACCAGCTTGTTCCTTCTGCCGCTACTGACAGCCTGCGGGAATACGCAGACAGTTTACGTTCCGGCCCCAGTGGTGCCGATAAGCGCTGACCTGACAGCAGACACGCCGATCCCCGGAATGGCGATTCCGTTCACGTGGCAGGCAAGTCTGGAGTTAAACGCTCAGCTCTACACGGCGCTGGGGCAGTGCAATCTGGATAAGGCAGCAATCAGGAAAATCGAATCATCAAGAGCCTCGCAATAGCGGGGCTTTTTTACGCCTGCAGTAAACCCGCGCATTCTCGTGCGCATATCAACCAAGAGCCTTTCGGGGTAGAGCTTGAGATAGGGCAGTGGTAACGCTGACCGCTCTTGGGCTGCCCATATCTACGAGAACAGGCTCAACCACCAAAAGGTATCAGCGAAATGAAATCATTAACCCTCTTCAATCAACCAATCCGTGTCGGGGAAGACGGCATGATCTGCCTCACCGATATGTGGAAAGCCAGTGGCAAAAGTGATGCTGAATCGCCTTACCATTATCTGCGAAACAAGCAGACCAAAGAGTTCCTGGCCGAGCTGGAGAAAAACCACGAATCTGTGGTTTTCACTGCCCGCGGCGTACACGGCGGAACCTATGGCGGGAAGTTTGTTGCATACGATTATGCGGCATGGCTAAACCCCGGGTTCAAGTACGCAGCCTATAAGGTCCTCGATGACTACTTCACCGGAGAGCTTCATTATCGCAACAGCTTAAGTGCGCAGCTCAACATGAAATGTCATGAGTTTGACCAGAAAAAGGACATGGCGAGCTTCTGCGGACAAGGACTCGCAGCATGGCGTTATACGAAGCCTGTATTGGTCGCTGAGATTAACACCCTTGCTAACCAGCTGCAGATTACGATCCCAGGGCTTCAAGGATGAATAATCGCGTCATCGAATGCGCCTCCAGAGCGGGGCGAGACTTCTCTGAGTTCATGAAAGGCGAGAAGGGCATGATGGAAGTGCTGGCCTCGGTTGATCAGTTTGGCGAGCAACTCCGTCTCAACGGCTGCGTCAATCATCACTTTGTCAGTTACATGATGAGGAACTCGATCATGCAGGCATTCATGGACATGGCAAGCGCCGAGAAGAAAGAAGAGCGCCGCCGTAAAAGAGCGGAAGCAAAAACGAAGTAGCCATTACAGAAGCTCTTCACTGAGGGGCTTCGATAATGGAGCACTGGGATTATTCATGAACAGACCACACCCACCAGCGCATTTTACGATGCCACCTGAACCGAAACCGTACATCAGCATAATGCCCGCCAGTGACGTTGGCGAGTGGCTGAATCAGCACATCCTGAGCGATGAGGGTGACCTCTACAACCCTGATCACCAGCATTTGCTTGAAGCGGATCTGTGCTTTCTCTGGGCGTCGAACGCTTTCGAGAAGAAAGGGCGTTCCGTGCTTGGGCAGGCGGAAGAAGTGGCAATGCGGGCTGGAGGTTGGCAGAAAGCGCGGATGGAGCAGCAGATGTATGAGTGGTTCGGCAGGGTGCCGCAGTTCATCATCACGCTGGCCGCCGATTACTGCTCGCAATGTTCCGATCTGGAATTCTGCGCGCTGATAGAGCACGAGCTTTATCACATCTGCCAGGCGACAGATGAATTTGGCGCGCCGAAGTTCACGCAGGAAGGGCAGCCAAAGCTGAAGCTGCGCGGCCATGACGTGGAAGAGTTTGTGGGCGTGGTTCGCCGTTACGGTGCAAGCCGGGACGTGCAGGAAATGATTGATGCGGCGAATCAGCCAGCGGAGGTTGCTCATCTCGATATTGCCAGAGCGTGCGGGACGTGCATGCTGCGACTGGCTTAAATACTGGACTGTATAAGACGAATGGTGATTTATGGCTGCATTAAAACCTGATGTGAAAGCCTTCATCATTCAGTCGCTTGCGTGCTATGACACGCCATCGCAGGTGGTCGAGGCTGTCCAAAAAGAATTCGGGATCAAGATCACCCGCCAGCAGGCTGAATCTCACGACCCCACGAAGGCCAGCGGTAAGACGCTCGCCAAAAAGTGGATCGAGATGTTCCACGCTACGCGCGAAAGGTTCCTGACCGAAACCAGCGACATTCCGATCGCGAACAAATCCTATCGCCTCCGCGTACTTGACCGCATGGCAACCAAAACCGAGGGGATGAAAAACTTCTCCCTGACGGCGCAGCTGATTGAACAGGCCGCGAAAGAGGTTGGCGACGCTTACACCAATAAGCTGAAGGTTGAAAGCACTGGCAAGGATGGCGGCCCGATCAAGACCGAGACGACCAACCTCACCGCAGATCAGGCCGCAGAGCTTTACCGCAAGATGATGGGGTGATCATGCCTCTACCGTTTGAATTCGATTTCAGGAACCCTGATTACCAGATGGTTTTTGAATGGCGGATGGAGCGCTTACAGCGCATTCGCCAGAACCCCGAAATGCTGCCAGCACTAAAACAGTTTTACCGCACCAACCCGGCACAGTTCATCATCGACTGGGGTATGACTACTGACCCGCGTAACATCGATTATGGCCTGCCGGTCACCATCCCTTTTCTGCTGTTCCCGAAACAGGAAGAGTGGATTCATTGGATCATGGAGCGGCGTGAACGGCTGGAGAACGGCATCACCGAAAAGAGTCGCGAAATGGGGCTCAGCTGGACGGCGATCGGGCTGGCTTGCTCGCTCTGCCTCTTCAACAAAGAAATGGTCATCGGCTTCGGCTCCCGTAAAGAGGAATACGTCGACAGTACAGGTGACCCGAAGGCGCTGTTCTGGAAGGCGCGCAAGTTCGTGGAAACGCTGCCCGTCGAGTTTCGCGGTTCATGGGACGAGAAGAAGCACGCGCCGTACATGCGCGTTGAGTTTCCCGATACTGGCGCGGTCATCAAAGGCGAGGCTGGCGACAATATCGGTCGTGGTGACCGTACCACGCTCTACCTGGTGGATGAGGCTGCATTCCTCCAGCGCCCTCTGCTGATTGATGCGGCGCTGTCGCAAACCACCCGCTGCCGTATCGACCTGAGTTCGGTTAACGGCATGGCGAACCCGTTCGCGCAGAAGCGTCACGGCGGGAAGATACCGGTATTCACATTCCACTGGCGAAACGACCCGCGCAAGGATGAAGAGTGGTATCGCAGGGAATGCGAGAAAATCGACAATCCGGTGGTGGTGGCGCAGGAACTTGACCTGAACTACAGCGCATCAGCGGAAGGCGTCCTGATCCCGTCCGACTGGGTACAGGCTGCCGTCGACGCGCATATCAAGCTGGGCATCCAGCCCACAGGAAAACGGCTGGGCGCGATGGACGTCGCCGACGAAGGCCGGGACAAAAACGCCTTTTCTACCCGTCACGGTTTCCTCCTGGAGAACGTGCGGGAATGGTCCGGCGTGGGCAGCGACATTTACCAGTCCGTTGAGAAGGTCTTCGGCTTTTGCGAACAAGACAACCTCGAAGAGTTTCGCTTCGACGAGGACGGCCTGGGCGCTGGCGTTCGAGGAGATGCACGCGCCATCAACGAACTGCGCAACGCTGCGCGCCGACCGTCAATACTCGCCACACCGTTTCGCGGTAGTGGCGCGGTGTTTGATCCGGACGACGAAGCGGTGCGCGGCGACAATGGACAGGCTGCCCGCCTGAACAAGGACTTCTTCGCTAACGCCAAGGCCCAGAGCTGGTGGCATTTACGCAAGCTTTTCCAGAACACCTACCGCGCCGTGGTTGAGGGCATGGCCTACAACCCGGACGAAATCATCTCAATCGGCAGCGCCATGGCGAGCAAAGACAAACTCATCATCGAGCTGTCGCAGCCGACCTACTCCATTAACGGCGTGGGGAAAATCGTTGTTGATAAACAGCCTGACGGTACCAAGTCGCCGAACCTCGCCGACTCGGTGATGATCAGCTACGCGCCAATGAATTCAGCCCTGAACATCTGGGAGCTGCTAGGGAGACAGGCCTGATGGCACGAAACAAGCAAGCATCTCAGCGAACGGCGCAGGCCACCGCTGATGGCTACGAGAACTTTGTCGCCCGCGTGGGGATGCAGACGCCTAACCAGCATTCAGCATCGACCTACCGGGCGAACTTCACCAGCCGCAACCGCATGCTGGTGGAATGGTCATATCGCGGTTCGTGGGTTATCGGCGAAGCGGTCGACGCTATCCCGGACGATATGACCCGCAAAGGCATTCGCATCACCTCGGAGATTGACGCCAAAGACCGTGGCACCCTCGAAGCGCAGCTGGATGAGTTGCAGATCTGGGATGCGCTGAACGACGTGCTGAAATGGTCGCGTCTCTACGGCGGCGCGGTTGGCTTCATCATGATTGAGGGGCAGGCACCAATGACCCCGTTGCGGCTCGAAACCATTGGAGAAGGCAAGTTTAAGGGCATTCTCCCGCTCGACCGCTGGATGATTAACCCGGTCCTGACCCGCCGCATTAAAGATATGGGGCCGGATCTCGGCAAACCTGAGTTTTACGACGTGGTGACCACTGCAACGGGCATTCCGGCCTGGCGCATCCATCACAGCCGCCTGATTCGCTTCGACGGGGTGACACTGCCATTCCAGCAGAAGATGACCGAAAACGAATGGGGAATGTCGGTTGTAGAGCGTATCTGGGATCGGCTTACTGCGTTCGACAGCGCCACTGTCGGCGCGGCGCAGCTGGTCTACAAAGCGCATCTGCGGACCTACAAGGTGGAAAAACTCCGTGAGCTTATTGCGCTTGGCGGACCGGCATTCGAGGCGCTGCTGAAAAACATTGATCTGATCCGCCAGTTTCAGAGCAATGAAGGCATGACGCTAATGGATGCCAAGGATACCTTCGAAACCCACCAGTACAGCTTCAGCGGTCTGGATGACATACTTTCGCAGTTCGCTGAGCAGATCAGCGGTGCCGTCGGCATCCCACTGGTACGCCTGTTCGGTCAGTCCCCGAAAGGCTTCTCTACTGGCGACGCAGACCTCGCCAACTATTACGACCGGGTGAGCTCATTGCAGGAGCGCCGCTTACGGCTGCCGATGCGCCGGATACTGGACATTATGCACCGTTCGGAACTCGGTAAGCCGCTGCCGGACGATTTCACGTTTGAGTTTAACCCGCTATGGCAAATGTCTGACGTTGATCGCTCAACGGTAGCCGTAAACACCACCACCGCGATCAGCACCGCGCTGGGCGACGGATTGATGACGCGTAAGGCGGCGATGACCGACCTGCGCGAAAACTCTGACGTCACCGGCATCGGGGCATCCATTACCGACGAGGACATAGAGAATGCCGAAGACGAAGCGCCGCCAGGCATCGGCGAACTTGGCGACAAACCGCCAGAGTCGCCAGGCGGAGATCCGATATCGAACGAGCCTACGGCAGATAGCGCGGGTGGTCGGGGATATCGTAAATGGGCGCTACGATGGTTCAAACGATAGCGTCACCGAGATCATGGATGCGCTGGAGCGCTACAGCGAAATCATCACCCCCTGGGCGACGAAGGTGGCTGAGAACTTCACCGCAGACATAGCGCGCCAGAATGAAAAGCAGTGGCGTCAGCACAGCCGGAACATCAGCGCAGAGCTGCGCAACATGGTTGACCGCGCCCCGGTAGGCCAGGTGATGAAATCCATCGTCGCCGAGCAAATTAAGTACATCAAGTCACTGCCTCTTGAGGCCGCCGATCGGGTGTATGACATTCAGAACAAGGCCATCGAGGCCGTTGTGACTGGTGGCCGCGCTGAGCCATTCGCGAAAGAGATAGCTGCATCAGGTGACGTGTCACGCTCACGAGCGAACCTTATCGCCCGTACCGAGCTTGGACGTGCAACCGGCGCGCTGGATCAGGCGCGTGCGCTGTCAATTGGTTCGAATGGTTATATCTGGCGAACAGCCGAAGATGGCGACGTCCGGCACTCTCATCGGGAGATGGAAGGTAAATTTGTCGAATGGGGCCGACCTCCAACGCTTGACGGCATGACCGGTCACGCTGGCGAGCTCCCGAACTGCCGCTGTTACAAAGAGATCGTCTTCCCCAACCCTCATTCTTATCTCGCCTGAATCGCAGGTAAAACATGAAATATTTTTTCAATACCCGGCTGGGGGAAACCCGTTATCAGCTGGCTGACGGCTCTCTGTTGTGCAAAGACGTGCCGATAGGTCGAACGGGTAAGCAGCTCTACGGCGCTGCCGATCTGCCAAACCTCAAACCCGACAAACTCGGCGAGATAGTCGTAACGCGCTCTCCTGAGCAGGTATTCCATCCGGCCACGCTCGCCTCATTCGAAGGGATGAGCATCACGATCCTGCATCCTGAAGATGAAAACGGGAATGTGCGGCTGGTGAACCCCGAGAACTGGAAAGAGCTTGCGGTCGGGCATCTTCAGAACGTGCGGCGCGGTACAGGTGATCAGTCTGATTTGATGCTGGCTGACCTTATCGTCAAAGACGAAAGCGCCATTCAGCTTATCGAAGATGGCCTGCGCGAAGTGTCGTGTGGCTATGACGCGGAGTACGAGCAGACCGAGCCAGGTAAAGCCGAGCAGGTCGATATTACCGGAAACCATGTGGCTCTTGTCCCTAAAGGCAGAGCCGGAAATCGTTGTGCAATTGGAGACAGAGACACAATGGCAAATCAAAAGAAAAGCTGGTGGACCCGCATGCGCACGGCCATCAAAACGGGTGACGCTGACACCATGAACGAACTGCTGGACTCTGCGCCAGCGGCTGTAACGGGTGATGAAGGGGATCTGCCGAGCGGCGTTAACCTCAACATTAACCTTTCACCGCAGCAACCATTACCGGACCAAAAGCCGGAAATGGGCGGAGAGCCAACCTGCGACGGCGAGGACGATATCAAAACCTTGCTCAAAGCCCTGCTGGCTAAGCTGGAAGGAAATGCGACGTGCGATAACGACAATAAGCCTGATGAAAAAGACAAAAAAGATCCGACCTGCGACGGCGAGGACGACGAAGAGGAAACCACGATTACCGGTGACTCTGCCTATCGTGCCGAAGTTATCGTCCCGGGTATCGATCTGAGCCGCAAGGTGAAACCGACCGCGTTCAAACGTGATGTGCTGGCTGCCGCTGACAAAACACTGGTTCGCCAGGTTGTCGGTGATGCGGATATTCGCAAATTGCCCAAGCAATCGGTAGACATGGCCTTTAACGCCGTATCAGAGATTGCCAAAGGGCGAAACACCCGCAGCACCACGGGCGATGCACAACGTCCAAATATGGGCATGACCAGCATCGCTTCCCTGAACAAACAAAACGCCGACTTCTGGTCTAACCGCAAAGGATAATCCAATGACTGCATATCTGTACCGGATGCCTGTTGGCATTGCCGGGGCTATCTCTCGCCCGCAGGACTTAACCGTCGAACCGGTGATCCTTAAATCCGCTAACGCCTTCGCTGCCTATGGTCTGGCTGGCAAATACGACGCTGACGGCTTTTTCGTGCCGCTGGCGGACGGTGACACCGCCGACAAGGTGAAGGGGATCTACGTTCGTCCGTATCCGACCACATCACAGCCAGACATGGTTCGCCAGGTGGGGACGGATAAGAACTTCCCGGGTGACGCCATGAAGCGTGGCTACATGACCGTTAACCTCGGATCTGGATTCGATGCCAGTACCATCAAAAAAGGCGCGCCTGTCTACGTGGTTGTTTCGCTCGATTCAACCATTGACGTGCCGCTGGGCGGCTTCATGTCCACGTCCGTCAGTGGCAAAAACGTGGCGCTGACCAACGCCGAATTCACAGGGGCCGGTGACGCTAACGGCAATGCAGAAATCTCCTGGAAGATTTAAGGAACAGACGAATGATTACTTTTGATCAGGCAACCGTTGATAGCTCTGGTGCCTTTCTCATCGGGGAGCTGGAGCGACTCGACCAGACGCTGAACCTGCCGCTGGTGGGTTACACCTGGACCCGCGATATTCAACTGCGTGAAGACGTTTCTATCGCAGATGACATTTCCAGCTGGACTAACACCAGCTTTGGCGCGGCGGGAACTGGCGCAAATCCGAACGGTAAAAACTGGGTAGGCAAAGACTCCACTGCTATTGCTGGCGTGAACGTTGATATCGGCAAAGATGGCAATCCGCTGAACCTCTGGGGCATGGAACTGGGCTGGACCGTTGTAGAGCTGGCAGCAGCTCAGCAGGTAGGTCGCCCGATTGATACCCAGAAGTACGACGGGATGCAGCTCAAATGGCAGATGGACAACGACGAGCAGGTTTACATTGGCGATGATGCGCTCGGCCTGAAAGGGCTGGCAAACCTTGTCGGTGTGACGCTGAACAATGCGCCGAAGACCTGGGCGAACTCCACCAACGACGAGATTCTCGATAGCGTGAACAGCATTCTGTCGAATGCCTGGGCAGCATCCGGTTATTCCGTCGTGCCTTCTGATCTGCGCATTCCGCCAGAGCAGTATTCATTGCTGGCGAGCCGTAAGGTTTCCGAAGCGGGTAACCAGTCACTGCTGACCTATCTGGCCGTGAACACTATCGCTTTCCACCAGAACGGCGTTCCGCTGGAAATCAAAGCGGTTAAATGGCTGAAAGGGCGCGGGGTTGGCGGTAAAGACCGTATGGTCGCCTACACCAACGACAAGAAATACGTGCGCTATCCGCTGGTGCCGTTGCAAAGTGTTCCTGTCCAGTATCGCGGTCTGTACCAGATTGCGACCTACTACGGCAAGCTCGGTGCGGTTGAGCCAGTGTACAAAGAAACCCTGTCCTACGTGGACGGTATCTGATAACCAGAACGGCCCCGAAAGGGGCCAGAAGGAAACTGAAAATGGCGAAAGAAAAGCTGGTTACCATCCATGTTCACACCCCGTTTACGCTGACGCTCGGCGATCAGTCAAAACAGGAGTTTGGCCGGGGACGGCATAACGTACCGGAAGAGGTCGCGTCGCACTGGTTCACCCAGGCGCATTCTGAGCTTTCCGAAAGCGTGATTAGCGACACCAATGATCTGCAACCCGTTATCGACAGCCTGCAAGCGCAGATTGCCGACAAAGATAAGCAGATTGTCGATAAAGATCAGCTGATTGCCGACCTGAAAGAAGCGCTGCTCAAGCTGCAAGAGCAGAACGACAGCCTGCAAGCGCAGATTGCTGCCGCCCAGACTGGCGGTAATGGGGCGAAAGATGCCAAAGAATCAAAGCCTGCCAACAGTAAGTGATTTTCGCCGCGACTTCCCGCAGTTTGCTGACCCTGCCAAATATCCAGAAGCACAAATCCAGTTTCGTCTGAATCTGGCCGATGTGCTGCTGAGCGAAAACGCCACCGGCAAAGAGTTGTTTCCGTATTTTGCCGAGTTGTTCGTGGCTCACTACATGACGCTATGGGCGGCAGATAGCCGGGCAATGCTGGTTGGCGGCCCGGGCGGTTCAACCAATGGTGTTCAATCCTCCAAGTCCGTTGACAAGGTAAGCGTCAGCTATGACACCAGCGCGACGCTAAACCCTGACGCAGGCTTCTGGAATAACACCCGATATGGCGCTGAATTTTATCAGCTGATCACGATGTTCGGTGCGGGCGGTCGCCAGCTATGAGTTTCAAAAGCGGTGTAACAACGAGGGTGGATAACGCTCAGGCCATTCTGGATGCGCTCAAATCCATCAGTAAAAAAGAAGTGCTGGTGGGCATCCCGGAAGAAGACAGCGAGCGTGAGGATGTTCCGTTTGGTAATGCCGGGATCGGTTACGTCAACGAATACGGCTCACCAGCGCAAAACATCCCCCCACGCCCGCACCTGATCCCCGGCGTTAAATCGGTAGAGGAACAGACGGTGCCGCAACTTAAAGCAGCGGCGCAGGCTGCGCTTGATGGTAATGCGGCGGGTGCGGAAAGAGCGCTCAACCGCGCCGGAACGCTGGCCGCTAATGGCGTCAGGCGTTACATGACTATTACCGGCTTTACACCGCTTGCTGATAGCACCGTTGAAGCCCGCGCGCGTCGAGGGCGTAAAGGGGCGAAAGCGGAGCTTGCCCGACGCGCTGCTGGCGAGTCCCCCGGAACCGATCTGGTGAAACCACTAATCGACACCGGGCAATATCGCAGAGCCATTACCCATGTTGTGAGGGATAAAGATGCCGAATCTTGATGTAACAGACGTGCTTTTTGACCCCGATTTTTGCGACTTCAACCTGTGGGTAACACGTCGCGCGCAAACGGTGGACGAGGACGGGATCGGCAGCGACAGCGAAGTTAAAACGCAGTTTGCAGGGGGTGTTACCGTTGACCGCTCCCTTGAAAACCGCCGCATGCAGGCCGGGCAGGTTATCAGTGGGGCGATTTTAATCGTGACGACTGAGCGACTCACGCAGGGGCAGACTGGCCGTGATGCCGATATCGTGACGTATCAGAACCGTGATTATCGTGTGACGTTCGTCGACCCGTATACCGCTTACGGTGCTGGCTTCGTCCAGGCGCATTGTGAATTACTGCCGTTTGATGGGGGAACTCCCGTTGAGCAATAACACCAGCACAGAGCGCGGCTGGCTGACACCCACCAGCGGCGATCCGGATTATGACGAAGCGCTCGACAGGCTGTTAAGCCAGTGGATGCGCAACGTATCCGGCTTACCTGCTGGGATGGTTCGCCCGCGCTGGCAGAAAGACCAACCGCCATTGCTACCCATTGAAACGAACTGGTGCGCGTTCGGCGTTACCGGATGGCCCATTGATAACAGTCCTGCATTCACCAATCAGACCGACGAGGGCGCTCAGCTCTGGCGGCATGAAACGTTCGAGTGCATGGCGTCGTTCTATGGCCCGTCTGGTATGTCTTATGCGTCCCGTTTTCGCGATGGCATATCTGTCCCGCAAAACAATGCTGAGCTGAACGCGCTTGGTTTGTCCCTTGGCGACTATACCGGTCTGACCCCTTTCCCCGAACTTATCAACCAGCAATGGGTTCGCCGCTACGACATGACGGTGCGCCTGCGCCGGAAGGTTGTGCGCGAGTACGGCATCAAATCGCTGGTGGAAGCGCCAGTCACCTTTTTTGGAGAATAAACTATGACGCAGGGCTTACCTGTATCCAACGTTGTAAACGTTGATGTGATCATCTCGCCGAAAGCGGCTACTGGTCGTAACTTTGGCGCGCTGCTGATTCTTGGTTCTTCCACCGTTATTCCGGTGCAAGAGCGCGTTCGCCTCTATGCGTCTGTTGAGGACATTGGCGAGGACTTCGGAGTCGACAGCCCGGAATATGAGGCGGCGCAGGTTTTCTTCAGCCAGTCGCCGAAGCCGACGCAGGTTTATGTTGGCCGTTGGGCGAAGACGCTGACCTCTTCCGAAGGTGGAAGCGTGGAAACCATCGTGCAAGCTGTTAATGCCTGCCTGCAATATACCAACTGGTATGGGCTGGTTGTCGCTGATGATGTTGCTGATGGCGGTGATGTGCTTGATGCTGACGACGTGATTGAGGTTGCTAAACTCATCGAAGCGTCCAGTTTGAGCCGCATTTTCGGGGTAACATCTGCCGACGCCGAGATTATCAGCACGACTTCGACGACCGATGTGGCGTCGAAATTAAAGGCTGGCAAGTATGCCCGTACCTTTATTCAGTATTCCACCAGCAGCCCTTATGCAGCAGTTTCAGCTTTCGGTCGCGCGTTTACTGTCAATTTCAACGGCAGCAATACCACCATTACCCTGAAATTCAAACAGGAACCAAGCGTAACCTACGAAACGCTGACGGTAGGGCAGGCGGCGGCTGTGGATGCGAAGAATGCGAACGTGTTCGTGTACTACGCCAACGACACGGCGATCCTGCAACAGGGTGTGATGGTAAACGGTGACTTCTTCGACGAGCGCCACGGGCTCGACTGGTTGCAGAACTACGTTCAGACCAACCTCTATAACCTGCTTTACACCAGCACCACCAAAATTCCGCAGACTGATGCCGGTGTGACCCGTCTGCTTTCCAACGTTGAACAGTCCATGGATCAGTCCGTCACGAACGGTCTGGTAGCGGCTGGCGTGTGGAATGGTGGACCTATCGGACAACTGAATTCCGGCGATACGCTGACCAAAGGTTATTACGTGTATGCGCAACCGCTGTCCGAACAGGCGCAGGCCGACCGCGAAGCGCGCAAAGCACCGTTAATTCAGGTGGCCTGTAAGCTGGCTGGCGCAGTTCATTATGCCGATGTGCAGATCAACGTGGTTCGCTAAGGAGCGATAAATGGCAACTTATTCTTTTCTCGATGTAACCGCGTCGCTCACCGGGCCGACCGGCGTTATCGATCTTGGTCAGGGTTCCGCCAACTCTGAGGAAGGTATCACCCAGACCATGGGCGGCAACAAGAACACCATGACCATCGGTGCCGATGGCGAAGTGATGCACAGCCTGCACGCCGATAAGTCAGGCACCATTACGGTAACGCTGCTGAAAACCTCCCCCGTGAACAAGAAGCTGTCTCTGGCGTATAACGCGCAAAGCCAGTCCTCTGCCACCTGGGGCAATAACGTGATCGTCATTCGCAACACGGCATCGGGCGATATTTCTACTGCGCGTTCGTGTGCATTCCAGAAACAGCCTGATTTCAATAACGCCAAAGAGGGCGGAACCGTCGCCTGGGTATTCGATTGCGGCAAGATTGACCAACTGCTCGGGGAGTTTTAACGCATGGAATTCGAAATTAAGGGCGTGAAATATCGCACTGCAAAACTCAGCGTTTTCGAACAGCTGAAGGTGTCCCGCAAGCTGTTGCCGGTGCTGGCCGGGATGGTTTCTGACTTCCGTAGCGTTCAGGAGAAGATCAGCAGCAAAGACACCGAAGGCGCGATGGCTACCATCCTGCCAAAGATTGCCAATGCTGTGTCCGATCTGAGCGATGGCGACGTGGACGCTATCCTGTTCCCCTGCCTTTCCGTTGTTTCACGCGAGCACATGAAAGGCTGGGTGCCGGTCTGTCAGCATGGCGAAATGGCGTTTGACGATATCGACCTGCTGACCATGCTGCAACTGGTGGCGCGGGTGGTCGCCGACTCTCTGGGAAATTTTTTGCAAGGACTCCCTACCAGCGAGACGCCCACCCCGCCAGCGGAATAACCTTCAACAGCCTGCCGGGTGGTGAAGATTTTATTCTTCGTCCGGCGCTTGCCTTCCATATTGACCAGAAAGACCTTAACAGCGGTGCGGTAGATCTTTGCCGCATCGCGCTTCTCAATGACTACCTCGACATGCGCGAGGATAACGACGCCCGGGTAGATAAATGGAGAGCGGCCAATGAGCGGTAACGCAGATACGATTAAAGATTTCCTTGTTTCGCTGGGATTCGATATCGATCAGGCTGGCGCTAATAAGTTTGAAGCCGTGCTGAAAGGCGTTACCGCGAACGTTCTGAAGGTCGGCGCGGTGGTGGAAGGCGCAGCGCTGAGCATTGTCGGATTTACCACCCAGATCGCGAATGGTCTGGATAAAATTTACTGGGCATCCCAACGGACGGGGGCCAGCGTCCAGGGCATCAAAGCGCTGGGCTATGCCGCATCGCAAACCGGTGCCAGCGCCGAGTCGGCCATGTCCTCCCTCGAAGGGCTGGCTGGTTTCATGCGTAGCAATCCGGGGGCGGAAGGCTTCCTGAACCGCCTGGGCGTCCAGACCCGTGATGCCAGCGGAAAGATGCGTGATACTGCGGCCATCTTTACTGGCGTTGGGCAAAAGCTCAACAACATGCCGTATTACCGCGCGAAGCAATACGCGCAGATGCTCGGCATCGATGAAAACACGCTGATGGCGATGCGGCGCGGAATGAATGGCTTTACCGCCGATTACCAGTCGATGCTGCAAAAAACGGGGTTCAACGCAGATAAAGCGGCTGTTCAGTCCAACAAATTCATGACGTCCATGCGCGGGCTTACGTCGCTGTTCGGCATTATGCGGGACAAGATCGGCTCAAACCTCGCTGGTGGCCTGGCTGGTTCGCTGGACAGCCTGCGGCGGCGCATCCTCGACAACTTCCCGAAGGTTGAGGAGACGCTGACCAAAGTCATTAAAGGCGTGATCTGGCTTGCGAACGCATTCACACGAATGGCGTGGCGGGTGATTCAGGCCGCTGGTTCTGTCATTGAATGGTGGAAAAAGCTGGACGATGGCAGCAAAAAGTTCCTGATGACCATCGGCGCAATCCTCATCGCCTGGCGTTTGCTCAATGCTGCATTTCTGAAATCCCCTATCGGCCTGATCACCACGCTGATTCTGGCGATCGGATTACTCTATGACGATTATCAGACGTGGAAAGAGGGTGGTAAAAGCCTGATTGACTGGTCCAAGTGGCAGCCAGAGATTGAGCAGGCCAAAAAGGTATTCAAATGGTTGCGCGATAAGTTTCTGGAGCTCAAGGACAACCTGGGCGGCTGGAAAAATACGCTCACCATCCTGTTTGGCTTTCTGGCCGGTGCGAAGCTGGTCTCCATGCTCACGGGGATCGGGCGACTTGTCGCCGGATTTATGGGCCTCGGTAAGGCAATTGGTGGCTCTATTGGTGGGTTGGGTAAGCTGGCGAAGGGGATCGCGCAGCTGGCAATCAAGAATCCCTGGTTGCTTATGTTCATTCCTGCCAACAATACGCCGACCACCAGCGAAGAAATGGCGTCGATTGGCGGTATAGGTAGCAATATCGTACCTGAAAGGCAGCAGGCATATGAGGCGCTGAGAAAGGAAAATCCCGGCAAGGATTTTTTCACTGATGAGCAAATCCAGCGAAAAATTCAGGAGATGGGACTGGAGCCGGAGCAGCGAGCACAGTCTGTTAAGCGACCTCAGGCGACAGCTCAGGGCAAGGTATTGCTCGACTGGATGGGGCCAATGTTCAATAAACTGGAGTCGCTTTATCAGTTGCCTGCTGGTCTGTTGAAAAGCGTGGCGATCACCGAGTCGGGTGGTAACCAGTTCGCCATGTCCGGCGCGGGTGCAAAGGGTTTGTTCCAGTTTATGGATGGCACGGCGCGCGACATGGGCCTGCGTGGGAATGATGTATTCGACCCGGAAAAGTCAGCTCAGGCAGCCGCTAAGTACCTTAGCCAGCTGTTGCGGCAGAACGGCGGAGACCTTAGCAAGGCTCTGGCGTCATATAACTGGGGGATCGGCAACGTTCAGCGCTATGGCATGGAGTTGATGCCGCAGGAAACGCGCAACTACATTCCGAAAGTGATGAGCAATATGCCCACCAGCGCCCCGGTGATTCAGCAGGAAACGAACATTAACATCCACGGCGTTTCCGATCCGCGCGAGGCTGCCCGTTTGACTGTTGACCGTCAAAAGGGTGTGAACTCACAGTTAACCCAGCAACTCCCCGCAGGACCGAGATAATGGATATTTTATCAGCGATTTTTCGCCAGCAATCCCGGCGAATTGGCCTGCTGATCCCCAGCGTGGTCGTTTCCGAAAAGCATTCTGATGCGCTCGAAATTACTGAGCATCCGGTGGAGAAGCCAACAACGAATAGCGCGTCGGGTTTCATCGCCGATCATGCGTATAAGCGTCCCAGCGAAGTCACAATGGAATGCGGCTTCGCTGGCGGCGGTTCGTTGTTGGACTTCATTGATACATCTTCAATCGGCCTCAGCGCCGGACTGAGCCCGAAAGAGACCTATCAGCAACTGCTGGATCTCCAGTCCTCCCGAGTGCCGTTCGATGTGGTGACCGGAAAGCGGGTATACAGCAATATGCTGGTGCGCGCCATCGAGGTGACAACGGACAAAACCAGCGAGAACGTGCTGAACTGCACGCTTACCCTGCGTGAAGTGATCATGTCGCAAACGCAGAGCGTTAGCGTTGCTGATAAATCAGATATGCAGGATGGCGTCAGCACATCGGCGGTGCAAAATTCCGGGACGAAATCCACTACACCGCCAAACGAATCCTTGCTGAGCCAGTTGGGCGGAAGCGTTACATCAGCATTCGGGGGATGATATGCAGTTTAACGAAATACCGCTTTCTCCTGACAATCAGCAGTTCCGCGTTTTGCTGGGCAATACCACGTATACGCTCAGGATCATCTGGCGCGACGCGGCTGGCTGGATCATGGACGTGATGGATAGCGGCGGAGCTGCGCTTCTCTCTGGCGTACCTCTGCTGACTGGTGTGAACCTATTACGACAATATCCACAGCTTGGCATTGATGGCGCGCTGGTGGTGGCGACCGATAATGGCGCACCAGACGAGCCCACCAAAACCAACCTCGGCACATACAGCCACCTCATTTTCGTACAGGAGTAGAAATGTCTCTTAACTGGATGCGCCATTTTGAGCTGCAACTGTTGGACCAGAACGGGCAGGGCGTTTCCCTGTCTGACTTTAAGGTCACGTTCCAGATCGAGTGGGCAGACACACGCTGGCCGCGCGTGGCGAACGTAAAAATTTACAACCTTTCGACCGATACCACGAACAAGATACTGGGGCAGGAGTTTGCCAAAATTCGCATCATTGCCGGGTATGACGGTATAGCGCCGGATGTTGATGCGAGCCAGGTTGGTGTCGCCCGTGAGATTTCACCAGACCAGATAGGGCAGGTGAATGGTCAGAACTACGGCCTGATTTTTGACGGTGATATTCGCTTCACCGTCACCGGGAAGGACAACATTACGGATTCCTGGGTGTTGATTCAGGCCATTGGTGATCACGAAGCGTTCCTCTATGCGACCACCATCACCACGCTTGCCGCTGGCTATACCGTTGCGGATCTGCACCGGGCGACGATGCAGGATTTCAACGCGTTCGGCGTGACACAGGGCATTACCGGCGACTTTCCTGATACCGTGTTTCCTCGTGGCCGCGCGATTTACTCATCCACCCGTAACGTGATGGATAATATTGCTGCGCAGTGCAAAGCGACATGGCAACTGGTGGATGGTCAGGTCCAGATGGTGCCGGAGGATAAATATATTCACGAAGCCATCGTGCTGAATGCAGATACAGGCCTGATCGGTATGCCGCAGCAGACGATGGGTGGCGGCGTAAACGTGCGGTGTCTGATAAACCCGAATATCCGCATTAATGGTCTTATCCAGCTCGATCAGGCTTCGGTGTACCGCGCGGCGCTCGGCAATAGCGAAATTGCTCAGTCGCCCGGGCGTATTACCGAAATAGAAGAGAACGGCAACCTCGTTTTGACTGGCACAACATCACAGGCTGCCAGCATTGCGACAGATGGCGTTTATATCGTCAAAGCTATCGACTATACTGGCGACACAAGAGGTCAGGCGTGGTACATGGATTTAATGTGCTTTGCGAGAGGGGCGCGTGATTTGCAATCAGGAGCGTCCATTAACAAAACCGCAGGATGA